TTCCAATACCACCAAGATCTTTATGGAGAAAATAATTAGGAACAAACATGTCACCTCTGACATTGTCTTTGTATTTGGGACAAAGACTCGTCACCGTCTTCAAATACAGACGTTGACACATTGAACGACTACGATCCGTCGGACAATTCTGGATCAACTCCCAGATTTGGGGAGCTTGACCAAGGGTCTTTGTAATCTCACCACGCTTCACGTTGTGACCAAGGGATACAGAAAGGGGAACATAATGAATCTCCTTTTTATTGACCATATCCACGAAGATAGAATTAATAAGCGCCCAACGGCGACTTTCATAAGTCTTCGCTTCATTTACGATCAAACCCACCTCGTCAGCACATATTCGCCAACGAGCACCATCTTGTTCTAAACCTTTGAACAGGATATCATCACCGTTTATAAGAACACGGGAAAGTCGAGGATCAGACTTCCCAGTTATCGTAAAAGTTCTCATAAACGTAGACAAATTAATGATACATAATAATGGAAACGAAATAGGATGGCCCATAAGCTGACCACGAGTTTGTTTGACAACAGTGCCGTCAGGATAGTGAATGTTCGCTCCAGAAAAACTCAAGAGCAAAACATGACCCAACCAACTATTCCGGATATTAAGATTCTCCAGAATTCTGCAAAGGCAGACAGCTGTCGCATCCATCGAAAGAGCGTCAGTAGCAGAATCATAATCTCCGCTAAAATAAACATCGCCCTCTTCCTCACATAATTTCGTTATCTTCTCAAGAACGTCCTCGCACATAGTACCATAAGGGGTACCTTTCCAACATTTGATGAGGAAAGATTGAAAACCACGAAGCGCAGAGTAAAGAACCTCTCTGCCAACGGTTATCACGCGGAACTTACCAGGCTCAGGGATCGCTTGGTATTTAACATCGTTCTCAAGTAAATCGGCCCGAGATAATAGGTCTCTCTCGAGATCGTCAGAAAACCTTTTCTGACCGGCCGTATCATTAATCTCAAAACACTTTCCCTCTCCTAATATAGCCGAATGGTTTCCACCATCGGCCCTCGAAGTCTCAAAAGAGGCACTCCATGTGGGGACACAGCTGTCCTGCCAGAAATATGGAGTTTTAGGAGGTACTACGATATCTACTGCTCTACGAATCCAATTCTTTGCGGATTCGGAGCAATCTTTAAATGATCCTAAGAGATCTTTATGCTTGTTCATACTCTCGTTACGAAGTTCGTCTGACATTTCTTGCCAGCATCGCTTC